AGAAGGCGTAACCAGAGTCGCGAAGGAATTGAAAACAGCCGCCAATTTCAACGCGGTTAGCGCGAGAGAGATCGAACGGCTCCGGATCGCGGGTTTGCAATTCATGGAAAACTACCGAGACGACATGATCCGGAAGATCAAGACGGAGCTTTATCTGTCGTTTATGAATGGCGAATCCTATTTGGACGCATACGAACGAATCAGGCCGATCGGCAATAACCGCTCAAGGCCAAAGGTGATGATCCGGGATCAGATGGCGAGAACCTATCAATCCGGGATCATCGAGGGATATGGCGCGACCGGAAACCCGCAGGATTATGACTACTACTGGACAGGCCCGGAAGACGAGCGAACCACGGAGATATGTGAAGACCGCAAAAGAGGAAATCCCTATTCATGGGATGATGTGAAAGAGTTGGAATCCCACCCGCACATTCAATGTCGACATCGATGGGTGGCAAAACCGAAGGTAGCATAAGGAGGAATTGCAATGGCAGAAGAAAAAGCCGAGACGATCCAAACAGAAGCCGCAGAAAATACCACACCAGACACAGCCGAGAAGAAGGAACTTACGCCTGATGATCTGCAGGCAAGATTGGAAGAGCAACGCGATGCATTAAGACGTGATGCAGACAGAAGAGTTGCGGAAGCCAACAAGAAATGGGAACGCGAGAAGGCCGAGTTTATGAAGAAGCTCGAACTGGATCGCATGAGTGAAGAAGATCGGGTGAAAGCGGTTGCCGAAGAGAAGGCCAGAGAGTTGCAGGAGAAGGAATCGGAGATCAAGCAGAGAGAAATGGATTTTGAAACGGTTAGGATCCTTGCCGAGAAAAAGTTGCCTACCAAATTGCTTGATGTGCTGAAGCCGATTGGAGACCTTGAAACACGAAAAACAGCGGTAGCGGAGTTTGAAAAGTTGGTCCAGGGTGAAGTGGCACGGGTATTGAAGGATCGGGAACGTGGATCTTTCACCAAGGAAAGCGGGACGCAAAAGTTGACCAAGGAACAGCTTAACCAGATGAGTACCGCGGAAGTGAACGCGCTGTTTAAAACAGCGGAAGGAAAAAAACTAATCGAAGAGGCCATGAAGGCCTGAAAGGAGTTGAATCATGAGTTTACAGAACTTTGTACCAACTTTTTGGAGCGCGCGACTTCTCGAGCATTTAGATAAGGCGTTAGTGTTCAAGTCTTTGGTCAACACTGACTACGAAGGAGTGATCCGGACCGCGGGCGACTCCGTGAAGATCAACCAGATTGGTGACATCAACATCGTTGACTACGTAAAGAACACCAATATGTCCGACCCACAGGAAGTAACCGCCGCGCAGCAAACGCTTGTTATTGATCAGCAGAAAGCGTTCAATTTCCAGATCGATGATATTGATAAAGCGCAGACGAACACAACCTTGATCGACAAGGCGATGGCAAGGGCAGCGTACGGTATCGCGAACAAGATCGATGCTTTTATTGCGAGCTTTCATGCTGACGCCGGAACGAAGATCGATACAGAACACGTCGTCGGCAACGCTTCAACCGGAGAAAAGGACCCTTACGACACCATCGTCGACCTTGGCGTGGCAATGGATGAAAAGAACGTGGGAAGAGCCGGGCGTTGGATCGTTGTACCGCCCTGGTTCCATGGTATGCTGCTCAAGAACGAGGCGTACAAGAGTGCGTGGCAGAACTACCGAGCAGGCGAGATCGACACAATCCCCGTGGTCAACGGCTTCTCTGTCCTCGTCTCCAACAACCTTGTCGCGAAAAGCGGGAACAATACTTGGGTCATGGCTGGAACGAAAGAAGCTATCAGCTATGCTGGACAAGTCGCAAACGTTGAACCTTACCGCATGGAAAAACGGTTTGCAGACGCTGTGAAAGGCTTGTACGTGTATGGCACGAAGGTTATCCAACCCGCAAGTCTGATCAGATTGAACGCCAAGAAGGGCGCTTAAGGAGGGATGATGATGTTGAAAAAAATCCTACTGACTGTTATGCTGGTGCTGCCCGTCCTGATCCTCGTGGCAGCCACAATCACACCTACATTCTTGGAGAAGCACACCCCAACGCCCTTGACCGCTACCACGCATAGTCAAGACGCAACCACAGCCGCGATCTCCAAGACCTATACGATCCCATATCCTGTTGATGGAAAGATCGGGATCCGAATTGCCTACACACAGGAAGCCGCAGCCGCAACCTCGACCGTGAATCTGTTGAAGGGATCTTACGGCGGGGCTTATCTGGGAGATCTGATGCTCTTCGATAACGCTGCTACAACCGCGGCCTTGAACGTCGTGAGGTACATCGCGCCTGTGGAGAGTTTTCGCTTTATGAACGCCGATGGTAACATCGTGATCGAATACGACACAACCGGAGCTACTTCGACGCTGTCCATCGAAGCCTTCCGGTTCTGGTAAGAGGGGGTGAGTGCCATGACCGAGATCGAAGCCAAGAACATTGATAACCTGAGAGTATGGTTGAAAGACACCGAGAAAAACCTTTTCAGCGATGACGAGTTGGAGTTGGTTGTGGCACGCTACGCCTCGTACATACCGCACGAAGACGAGGAAGAAGATCCGGTCCAACAACCGCTCGATACCAAAGGGATGGATTTAAGTCGGGCTGAGTGCCTTGAAATGATCGCGGGAGATATTCAACGATGGACAACCTATTCTGCAGGAGGACTGTCGGAGACCTTCGACAAGAACACCCTGCTTGAGGTTGCCGCCCGTTTGAGAATGCGATGGGGCTTTTCGTCCGGGGAGTTGATCGAATGATGTGGAAATACCAGACTTGTTACTTGCTGAAGAACGTTCCACAGGGCGTTGATCCACTAACTGGAGAGGTTTCAACCGCAGCTCATTACTCGCGTGTATCCGGGAAGATTGTACCTTCTGGGCCTCAAGACATCGCTTCGGGCTTTGTAGCGGGATCCTACGCAGGCTATTTCAAGCTGTCGGACTTTAGAGAATATCCTGTACCCGAAAGGGACTGGGTTGGAGACTCTGCGCCGCGGGTGTACGCCCGACCAGCGATGCGATTCAATCGGTTGTTTTTCAACCGGTCCGAACTTGACGAAGCCGAATCAGCAGGGACCGGGATCACCAACCTGTTCAAGATCAAGTCCTTGCAAGTCTGGACCGCGAAGAATCTCCTTGTATTGGAGCTTGTCAAATGATCACGCTCGAATTGAGCAAAGAGACGGCTCAAGCCTTTTCCAAGGCTTTACAAACGAAACAGGAAGAGGCAAGACGGGCCGGAGCAGACGTGATCGCGAAGACGGTTGCCTTGATCGAATCACGTGTCACGGAAAAGATCGCGAAGGAATCGACCAACACCGGACAGCTCTTACAGAGTGTGTACAAGAAAGCCAATGGCCTTGAAGGGGAGATCGGAGCGACCGCGGCCCACGCGCCCTATATTGAGTTTGGGACAAAGCCGCACCGCCCGCCCTTCGGTCCGATCTATGAGTGGGTTTGGTTGAAACGAAAGGACTTCGGGATCCCTGATGAAGCGGTCTGGCCGGTTGCGAAGGCAATTGTGGATAAGATCGCGACGTATGGAACCAAGGAACGGAAACCTTTCACGCGATCGATCGAAGAGACAAAGCCGGACTTCGAGCGGATTGCAAAACAGGCGCTTGCGGAGGTGATGAGAAGATGAAAGATGTAGCTGGGCAGATCTCGAAAAAGATCATCGACGCTTTCCCGACCATCCCGGTGAGCATCGGTCAGGAATTGAACTGGGATCAACTGGAGGAGTATATCAAGATCATCTGGGAGTCTGCGGACCTTGACGACGGTGTGAGACCGATCGAACAGTTTATGAGTGCCGACATCGAGATCTATTCAAAGAAGCCGAACCTATACCGAGTGATGGAGCTTGCAACCTCGATCAAGGGCCTGCTGAAGCACTCCATACATCTGTCCGGGAGCGATTGGGTGGACGTGCGGGAAGTGCGAGTGAACTATCTCGATCTGGAAACGGGCCGGAAAGCGGTCGTGTCTACAAGAATAGCATATTGGAGGTGAAAAGATGAGCAGCGTTGTTAGAAATAAAAGAGATGGCGTGTTGAAGATCATTGATGGCGACGGATTGACTACTGTGATCTCGTTCGCTGAAGGAGACTTCACATACAACGAACCGGAAAAAGCCGAACCGATCCCTGTTTTGGAACGCAAGGGGGATTTGAGGCACTTGAAACGAAACGATCCCTTCTCGGGGTGGGGGAAAGTGTCCTTCTCGTTCAAGTACGTGGATTATGCGATCAAAAAATTGCTGAACCCGCCCGCGGCAAAGACAACCGCGATCGAAGCGGACATGGTCACGGATCGATACCCTTGCGTAAAGGTGGTATACGAGATCTATGACGACGCCGTGGTTGCGGAAACCCATACGCTGTACAATGTATGGTTTGATCCCGCGAAGAGCGTGTTTACGGAAGGCGAAGACTTTTCGACCATGAATGCCGAAGGTGTGATCTTTGGCAAGTACGACGCGGGAGCATATGGTCATCGCATATTTGCTGAGGTGGCGTGAGGAGGTGAGACATTATGGCAGTAACAAAAAATAAACGAGACGGAATGTTGACCATCGTGGACGGAGCCGGAACGCGCACAGTGGTTTTGTTTAGTGAGGGCGGGTTTACGTACAACGAACCGGAAGAAGCGGAGCCTATACCCATTCAAGACCGGATCGGCTTTTTGCATCACATGAAGGCCAACGACCTTTTTAATGGTTGGGGGAGAACGAGCTTTTCCTTCAAGTATGCGGACAAGGACGTGAAAGACGCCCTTTGCAATCCCACTGTGATCTCTGCTATAACAGCCGACGGCGTCCCTGTGGACTATCCGACGGTCAATATCGAGTATATGCTCAAGGACAATGACGAAGAGAACGAAGAAGCCCATATGCTCTATAACGTGTGGTTTGACCCTGCCAAGTGCGTGTTTACTGAGGGAGATGAAGCCTCGACTATGAGCGCAGAGGGTGTGATCTTCGGGAAGTACGGAGAGCCAAGGACCTTTGTGGCTGTTGGCCCTGTAACGCCTGAAATGATGACCTTTGCGATCCCGGGGCAGATTGCTCCTTCGGTGATCACATCGACCGGAACGACCACCGGTACTGTAGCGTTGACAGTTCCCGCAGGCACGACCGTAACGGCGTTGACCGCCTACTTTACGGTTGCCGCAGGCTGTACCGTTGCTGTTGGAGCCACGCCGCAGGTGAGCGGTACAACCACGAATGACTTTACGACACCTGTGGAGTACGTTGTTACACAAGGCGCGGTCAACAAGACGTGGACGGTCACGGTAACTATAGCATCTTAAGGCCGGGAGCAATCCCGGCTTTTTGCTTTTGGAGGCGATCCTATGGCACACGTGTTTGGAAAGAGGGACTGCGATATTGTGATCGTGTCCGGCGAAAACGAAAAGATCCTTGCCTATGCAGAAGGGCTGCGTATCAATAAGAACTATGAGCATACGACGTACAGAAAACTGAACGCGAAGACTTACAAGGCAGCCCCTTTGGCTGAGAGCTACGAGATCACGCTTGACGCCCTGTATTTTGACGAGACCGGAACGATCAACCCCGCCACCATCTTCGACACGTTGGGAAAAGGCTTTGCTTCTTTTTCCGTGAAGATCGTTGACAAGCAAGGCGACACACCGAAGATCACGGAGACTTACACAGGCTGTCGTGTGATGGGTGTAGATCGCGGGGATCAGGACGCAATACTGAAGAGTGTAAGAATCTTTGCAGAAAACTACTCATAAAGGGAGTGACAGAATGGACGGTTTTACCAAGGCAGATAAAGGTATGTTCAAGACGACCGGTGTGCATACGATCAAGGCCGGAAAGATCAAAAAGGAAGTGGCGATCAAGGCTTTGCCGATCAACATCAGCGAGATGATCAACGATGAACTGCCCTACCCGGACGCGCCAAAACGGTTTGACAAGCAATCAAAGCAATTCATTTACAATTACGAGGACCAGAACTGGCTGAAGGAAAAGGCGAAGATCGACTACCTGCGAACGTGCGCGATCTGCGTGATGGGGATCGATGAGGAAAAAAGCCCGATCGAAGGCAATACCCTGTTGGATAAAATCAACACCTTGCAGGAGATGGAAATGCCTTTGGGGACATTCGTGGAATTGAGTAAGGCAATACAGGAGTTGTCCGGCATCAAGGAGGATGAGTTTCGAGGCGGCTAAGGCTGCCTTTGGAGGACAAGATGCAATCGACAAGGAACAGGTGACATTCAAGTATTTGATCTATGACCTTGCGGCGGAGTACTGGCATGAGCCGTATGTGGAAAAGATCCTTGCTGGGATGGATAAAAAACAGCTGTTGTACTGGCTGTCTTACAGAGAGATCCGGGCAGGGATCGAAAAGAAAAGGATGGACGAATCAAAGGCCGAAGCGCAGAGCAAGGCAAGAAGGAGGTGATCCATGGCAACGACATTACCAGCCCTGATGGCGAAGGTTTCGTTGGACCATCGGGAGTTTGATCAGGGCATAGCCAAGGTTCAAGCGGGACTTCAGAAAATGGAAACATCCTTCCGGAATACCTTTAATGCCATGGAAAATCTGGGGAAAAAAGCCGCGATTGGTTTTGCAGCCGTCGCGGCGGCTATAACCGGAGCTACGAAAGCCGCGGGAAATTTTGAATCGGCCATGATCCGACTCCGCGCTTCGGTTGCGGATAACGAAGTGGAAATGCAAAAACTAGAAGCCGCAATCAAAAGAATCCGAGCCGGAAGCGGTGAGAGTATTACTACGATCACCAATGTCATGGCCCAAGCTCGATTGATGGGTATGGATCTCGGATTAACCACAGATCAAATCATTGACCTCGTAGATGTTTCGGAGCAATTGGCTACAATCTGGGGTACAGACATGAACTCCACAATGCAGTCGCTTATGCAGGGCCTCGCGGGCGCAACAAGAGGCTTGAGGCAATTTGGAATACAGCTTAGCGATACGGAATTGCAGACATGGGCGTATGAAAGAGGATTGACAAGGGCCTTTGAGACGTTGACAGAAACCGAAAAAGCGCAACTCCGGTACCAGGCGGTTATGGAAAAACTGGCCCCAACGCTTGGGGTTGCGGGGGAGGCAGCGAGAACCTTCAACAACTCGTTGGGCCGTGTGAAAAACGCCTTTATCGATCTGGCGGCGGTTGTGGGGACAGCGTTTCTGGATCGATTCAAAGACGCCTTGTGGGAGCTGGGGTCTACGTTGCTTGCTATTGCCCAAAGCCCTGCGATGGTTGAGTTTATCGTGCGGGTGCTGACAATCGGAGCGGCGATTACCGGAGCGGGCGTCGCAATCGGAATCATGGGAAAGATTGGAAACATTGCTCTCTCCTTGCTCTCAATGGGCTTTGCGGCCTTGACAAACCCGATCCTTTTGACTGCCATAGCTCTTGGGCTTGTTCTTGCGAACCTACACAACATTATTGCATTTTGGAATGAAACAGAATCAGATCAAATCCCTGAATATTTTGCGGATCTTCAAAGGGCAATTGTCGAAGGGGATTTTCTGGGGGGCGTGGAAGCCTCGCTTCGGATCGTTGTGGGCGGCGTCAAGTGGGTTGTCAATGGAGTTGACACTACCATCGGGGCCGCTGTCAAAGCCTTTTCAACCGACGCAGAGGAAAATTGGACAACCATGACTGCGGCGGTCAAAGCGGGAGATTGGTGGACTGTTTCAGGTGTAGCGATCGGTATGGGGTTGCAGGTGATCTGGGATGGATTTCAATGGGTTGTAGGCCAAGGAGTCAAGGCTTTTGGCGACTTTCAGACGTTTATTGCAAAGGGTTGGAAGGAACGCATGGATGATATTCAAGCTCTTTGGGATGAAGGCGACAAACTTGCGGCGGTCCTTAAGATAGGCCTTACCGTGGCTGTTGAAGTCCTACAGACCGTTTGGAATGGGGTTGACAATGCAGTTGATCTGATTGCGGGAGATATTGACAACACTTGGGAAGAACAAAAAGCGAGGATCAAGTCTTTGTTTGAACCGAGAGCCGAGGAGGAAACCTCGAGCGAATACGGAGCCAGACTGATTACCGGTACGATCTATACTGTGGTTATGGGTTCAATTCGGTTTGTTGAGTGGCTCTGGGAGACAGGTAAAGATACTGTTACAACTATTCAAAATACATTCAATCTGGAATGGCGAGTCCAGAAAGAGGCTATTTCCACGCTTTGGAAAGACGAAAAGCACATTTCGGCTATAATTTCTGCTGTGGTTTTGGGGTCATGGTCATTTGTGCGGTGGACATGGGATAATCTCGAAAAGGTCGTGACGGACTTCGACGCCTTTATTGCAAAGGAAAAAGACGATCGATGGCAAGAAGTACAGGATTTGTGGAATGGCGAAGGGTCCCATGAAAAGCCCTACCAATTGACAGCAATCATTTTTGGAGCAATTTCCGCGGTTTGGGATTTTGGCCAGTCTGTTGTGCAAACGGTGGAAGATATAATTGGGAAAATTCAGGCCTGGTATGAAGGTTCGGATCTGAAAAAGAACGTTGATTCAGCAGTTGGCAAGATTCAAGAAGGGAATGTGCCCTTATACGAGTTTGGGCAAATTGTTGGAAATATCGTTGGTGAAGTGATCCCTTCTTTCGTGGGAATGGTGATCAACGTTACTGGTGAGGCAATCAAAGATCTGGCCAACACGATTCGACGCGAGGCTTTCGGTATGGAAGAAAAAGAAGGCACATTTGATATTGGGGATGTGTTCATTATTCTTGCGGGCACTTTCAAGGCGATTGAGTTTGGCCTCACAGGGATAACAGAAGCTATGAGAGGGTTCAACGAACAAATGGCTGCAGAATTGCAAAAGCACGTTTCCCCGAATGTGGATGACGTCGATTTTGGCCTTGATTCAGAAACGCTTCGAGAACAGTTTGAAGCTTTTGGAAAGGCATTGTGGGAGGTTATTTCAGAAGGTTTCAAGGCGGCGATGAATTTTGGAAAGCTGATTTTACAAGGGATACAGGATGCCTTGACCGAGGTTACTGGATCAGAAGAATTGTCAAACATTGTTATTGACTTGACGAGATCCGTTTTTGTGGTTATCGGAATCAAGTGGAGCGTTGCTCAGGCAAGCCTGTTGCTTGCTTCCATAGGTGCGTTTTTTGCAAAGTTCGGAGGTAAGTTTTTAGGGACTTTGGCAGGATGGATCGTTCCGGTTGCTCTTGTTTTTTCAATCGAGTTTCTTTCGAGGCAATATCGATCGGCCATTCGCGATATGGAAAGTGCTTTGGGTAGAGAGCTTTCAGAGGGAGATCTTTGGAGAGAGCTTGATCCATTCGGGAAAAACCTTTTCAAAGATCCGAATCTCGAGGGTCTTACAGGGTTTGCAGAAGATATACGAAAAGCGTTGGCTGGCGAGTTTTCCGCTGGCACAAAGGATTTTGCAGAAAAGGTCTTTCTTTCCTCTTTTGACGAAGGAGTTTTTGCGGATTTGCAGGTGGGAGTTGGGAGCCTGTTTTTGTCTTTGGCAATATATACCGAGAAATTTTTCGATTGGGTAGGAGAACTGCTAAATACCACAATTTTTGCCCCCTTCATCTGGCTGTTTCAACAGATAGACGCGTTGACTGGCCGACAACGCGACGGAACCGACGCGTTTTCGGCAATGACGACCGAAGATGTTTTATCTGGGCAGTTCCAAAAAGGTATGTATAAAGGGGTCCTGTTAGATATGCTTTTTGGCGATCCAAAAGAAGGGTTTCATGGAGCGTTTGACAAGGCTTTTACCACAATGCCCGAGGTCTTGCAGGATAAAATGTTGGATTTTGAGGAATGGCTCGGAAGGGATCCTCTTCGCATAAATGCTGAACTTGAACTTTCTACTATTTTGGAACAGCTGAAAATGATAGAGGGAATTGTTCCGTATTTGAAAATAGGGAGCGGATTCATACCGGAAGGGTTTCAGGTTGGTGGGTTTACGGAAAATGTTGGTGATTCTCAAATCGCCGGAGTGGTTCACGGCGGAGAATGGGTCGCGCCTGCATGGATGGTTCGAAAGGATCAAGGATTTTTCCAAGCCCTTGACCGCATGAGAAAGACGGGCTACAAAGAAGGCGGGCCTGTAGGAGGGTTTGCGGTAGGAGGGTTTGCAGGGGCCGGAAACATGGTCGGAGCCTCTCTTGACGCGTTAACTTCCGTGATCACGTTCATGACTCAGCAATTCTCCCAAATCATTCGCAACTTGCAATCCTTAATAGGCGAAGAAAGAGCAAACGAAATCATCGGGTATATTCAGAATATGGAACGGTACGTGCTAGAAATGCCAGATCTTTGGAGAACGGGGCTTACCGAAATGTCCACAGCCATGAGCGGTGCAATCGGAGAATCCACAGACGCAGCCGGAGGATACATGAGCGATATGATTGACAAACTGAACCAAGGCAGCCAGAAAGCGATGGATACCCTGAACAACGGGGCAATCACGTTCGACACGATCATGGAGGCTGCAAAAGGAAACGCAGAAGCTCAGGCACAGATCCTTGAACAGGCGGGGAACAAACTTGCTCAGATCGGACGGTCGATTCTGGATTTCATTATATCCCCCATACGTGAAGGCTTTATGAAGGTGATCGGGCCCGCGATGAAGAGGTTGCAGGAACCTTTGATGCGTCTGGGCATGATTCTTGGGGAGGTGCTACTTCCGATCATCGAGGCTTTGCTTCCTCTGTTCCAAGCCCTTGCCTATGGTCTGGCGATGGTGGTCAACGTGTTTATTGGATTGATCAACGGCGTGATTATGTTGCTGAACGCCCTGCCGTTTGTCAACATTCCTCTGTTGAACTTCATCGACCTCAGCAAACTGGAGCCGGGATCTTACGACGAAGATGAAGACTATCCGGGTAGTACTACAGCCGGTTGGAATCAGCCGATCACGAATAATTTCGAGATCGTGTTTACCGGCAATACAATACTCGACAGCGATGATGAAAGCGTTGAACGGTTGGCCGACGCCCTTGTGCGGTACTGGCGCGATCGTGGAGTGAAGGTGGTTGTATGACGATTGAGAGAATTACAGGGAGCCCTGCGATCACGTTGACCTTCGAGGAAGAGCGGCAGGAAATCTCGCCAACGAAGGTAGCGATAAGGAACGAATCGGTGACCGGTAGGATCTACAGCTATACCGCGAAGGTGCGGAGATCTTGGAACATTACCAGTCATTTCACGAATGCAGAGAAGGAAAGCCTTCTCTCCCTTGCCTCGGATCATTATGTCAAGGCGGTCATAGGCGGCGTGACCTACTACTGCGTATTTGAGATACGATCTATACAGGTGATCGAGACGTGGAGTACCAACCACCTATACAGGGCGGATCTGACGCTCGAGGAAAGGGGTTATGGCGTATGATCCAAATCCAACGACACATCAATGGCGCGTGGGAAACCGAAGGATCCTCTGAACCTTCCGGACTGCCTACAGGTATGTTCGGCGTGGAGTGGAAAAGCGATCACGAAAGTCCTGCCCTGAAAAGGTTTCAGCCATCCGAAGAGGGGCCGACAACCGGTATGATCAACGCCCTCAAGCACGGGCGCATTACCTTTTACAGACCCCGTGGGCGGATCGGGCATACAGAGACGGTTTTGGACTTTTACTCGTTTTCAGAAGCCCTGGCATACTCGAGCTGGCCAAAACATATGAAAGTACGGATCATCGATACCGAAAGAACAAACGTCGACTTCTACGATGGAACGGCTTTATTCTATGGTTATGTGGATCGGCACACTTGGAACGAAGACACCAAAACCGTTCGCGTGACGTTGCGCGACTATCTGTACCGTAAGAAGGACATGGAAACACATGGGGAGCTTTTCGTGAACAAGACTGTGTCTCAGATCTTGGAGTACTACGCGAAGGACGCTCAAAGAGGGATGGGGTTTCATACCACGCGGTATTTGCCGGACGCGGGGAGCGCGAAGTATGATCCCACCATCCCCTACCTGTACATTGAACCTGATACGCCCTATCATCAGATCTTGAACGATATGGCAGAGGCTTTGGGCGGGAAGCTGTACCAGTCGCCCGGGCGGGAAAATCCTACATTGATCGTGGAGTTTGGATCGCTCTATGCGAACCCGGCTGCCTATGCCTCAACGGCTCTGGTTTCTCTGACCGAGAATCAGTCCAAAGACATCGACATCGAATACCCCCCACGGGAGTATAACGAGTTTGTGGTCAAGAGCTACAGCAAAGAGATCAAGGTGGACGTGATCCATCTCGCGACTATGGACAACGGCTTCAAGATCCCTTCCGCAGGTGTGGGCGTGGCTCCAAAAGAACACTATATCGAGTTTTCCATGCCGGTGTTGAAAATCCTCGAAAACAACATCGACTTTGTCGGCTGCCCGGGGGTGACCTTCGATACCAACCTGTACAATACCAATTTCATCGATAACAACCCGTCGGGATACCTGAAAAACCCAAATCGGATTCAAGTGCGGTTTACTAATTCGAGCGGAAACCCACGGGAATTGAGCAAGTGGAATATCAAGGTTGAGGGCGTTGATGAACAGATGATCGAGGTAGCTCATGACGTGTCGAGCGGGGATGACTGGCACAGGAAATGGGAGCTTGACAGCAAGATCATATCTCAAGACAACGACTGGCACAAAAGACGGATGAACTACGAAATAGCGATGCTCAACAACGAAGCCGGTTTCAAGATCGTGGATCCTTCTGTGCAACCCTACGTTGGACCAAGAACGTCTGCTCAAAGCCAGCCGGAGTATGTGGTGGATCTATCGGGAGCAAAGATCGAGGTTGAAGAGCTGTCTTACAATATCGACCGGAAGATCTGGGAAGTGTGGGGCCGTGTGGATCGATCGGCCTATAATCCGACGGAACTGACCAAAGAAGGCGGAGCGACCGGTGAAAAGCCGAAGCCTGATCCGGAGTTTCCGGATCCTTTGGAGCCGACACCCGCAACGCCTAACGCCCCAACGCTATCATCTGCGCCTAACACCGCCCAGAACAGAATGATCCTCACGGTCAATGTGGGCGGGCAGACCGGTCCGTTTGACTATGTGGTGTGGGAGAACGTGACCGGAGCCGAAGTGACCTTTGGGTTTACTGCCGGGAACGTTTCAATCCCTGTCAACCATAGCATGGCATATCGCGCGAAAATCCGAAGGCTCGGGGAGTACAAGAAAAGCGAATGGAGTGCTCAATCCGCTGCTCATACCACCGGAGCCTTAGCGGTTCCAAATCCGGTCACGTTGAATGTCCTGACCACAACCTTCAATACCGCGAACCATTATTCTTCCGTAACCGCGACGTGGTCAAGCAGCGCCGCGCCAGACTTTTCCTCGTATGAGATCGAGTGGTTTCAAGGAGACGACCGGATCGGATCCTACCATATTACAGATATAGCCACACTGACCTATATCCACGTTGTTCCGCAAGCGGCGACGATCAAGGCGCGTGTGAGGGTGTGGAATGACAAGGGGCTTTTTTCTACGTGGTCAACGTTGAGATCGATCACGAGTGCGCACGACACCCAAACTCCTGCGAACATCACAACCCTGACCGCTCGACCTTCGCTAAGAACAATCCTGCTCTTTCTGGCGTGGCCGGGCTTCGACTCCAAGCTGATCTATTTCGAGGTAGAAGTCAGCGTTAACTCTGGCGGGTATGCGTTTATCCGAAGAATCTATGATGAGTGGTTCGAGTATGAGCCAGCCGATCCCTCGAACAAAGCGACCACATATAGATTCAGAGCACGGCCTGTCCGAGAACACAATGTCATTGGGGCTTGGAGTTATAGCGATACTGTGACGCTGGGGGACGCTACTAACATCATAAGTGATATGCACGTTGCGGATTTGAGAGCCGACAAGCTCAACGCGGGCTTTTTGAGTGCGGATCGAATCAATTCCGGAACGATCTCCTTCGAGAAGTTGACCTCTGGCACTTACAACCTCGGGGCCGGAACCGGGACGAAGCTGGCCTTGACCAACAACATCGAGATTGGCCATAACGTGGGGCCTCAGCAGGTCGGTGGAATCTATGTGTATCAACCCGACGGGCGAGGTTATGTATTGAACTCGAACGGCCTTGGGTATACGAACGGGTATACTATGTTGCCTTTGGTTACGTTTGTATATTCTGGCACGCATGAATATGTACACAACCCCGCCCTTACGGAAGCGCAGATCTTGGCGGGGCAAAAGATACCGCTACATATGTCCTTCCCGCCGGGATCTTTGGACGTGCAGATCAGTCTGTCCTCGTTCGACGTGATTGCCGATGGAAGTGGCTTGCGAATCACAACCCAGCACAGCTTCGACTACGACGCCCAAGGAAGGATCACACACGTGAACGTGGCGGCGTTTCGCGCGGCTGTAACACAGTATTTCGTTAATGTGCCTGCCAGTCTTTCAATAAGCGGCGCGAGAAATACCACCAATCCCCTGCAGACAGATACGATCCGGGCTCAGGTGGTTGAGGGCTTGATCGCCACACCGTCTTCGTTGGGGTTTAGCACAAACCGACTGGTCGCTTTTTCGTCGGATCCCTTTGTTTTCTCGCAACCTCTTTCAACGACCAAGACGATGACAATCAACCCGAACGGATGGTACGTGAAGGACCAAGAATGGACGGGCCATTGGAAATCGTGGAGAGGCGTGGCCACAATGACGTGGTTGGATACAACGACCAAGTATACATATAACCAAACGAACTGGGAAAGTGCGATGACGTGGCAGAATACCTACTACCAACAAGTGGGGCGGTTGTACAGCGCGGTGGTTTCGGGGTGGAAGTTTGGCAATCCCGAATCAATCAACGCAACTGTGAATGTGCATATATTGTTCAAAGGCGAGTGAGGAGGATAAAAGATGTTGCGAGTTGAACACAGGGGCGGAGTAAGACCGCCAGAAATAGAAATCATATTCGAGAGGCCGGGAACAACACAAGGGAGTCTGCTTCTTGAAGTGGTGATGCGTTTCGGCTATTTAGAGCTGGACGAAGAAGGAGAACAAGGTACGCCGGATTACAAGGGAGAAGGATGGGCGGTGTATGAACATATAGATAAATGCGAGATCCCTATATTGTGGCGCCCGGAAATGGAGGCATTCCTGACCGCTCAATACAACTCAGTAAAATCGTGGTTCGAGCAACAGGTGGTCGCGTTGGAAACAAAAATATCAAGCAAGATCTTCGTTGATAAGGAGGTGATGGAATGAGAACGATGTACCCAGGAAAAGTCAACAGCCCTGTAACGGTTCTTGTCCAACCGCTCAGGGCGTCGGATGAAGAGATTGTGGTCTTGGACGCCTCTGTGCTTCCGGACGGTCCAAACCTGTGTACGATTGGAACTGATGAAGATGCCGAGACGATCAAGTACACAGCGAAGATCGGGAACACTTTGTCTTGTGCAGGCGGGCGGGGCTTTCAAGGAGCGATCAAGGAATGGGAAGCCGGAACTGCCGTTGGCAGGATGATCACGGAGTATGACGTCACGAGCCTGCAAGAGAACGTGGAAGATCTCGACGTGATCAGTCACGATCGACAGCACGGGCTTGGATCGACCGACGACCACACAGGGATAACTGGAACCGAGAACAATTTCATGGGAATAAATGGGAGCGGACTTCCGAAGGACTCTGGCTCGAAGGCTGCCGACTTTGCAACAGCGGGCCATAATCACGCGGGGACTTACGAGCCTGTGATCACACCAAAAGGATCGGCTTACAACAAGAACTTTGGAGCTGGATCCGAAGAAGTTGCAAGAGGGAATCACAACCATGACGGTGTGTACAATAACTACGCGCACCCTACCGGAGGTAGCGGATCACAGACGGGATTGACCGGATCGACTGTGATCAACGGTATTACTGTCAATGCGGAAGGCCACGTGACTGGATCGACCACACGCAACATGACCGCTTCTGATGTAGGGGCTTCCGCTTCCGATCACAATCACGCGGGAACCTACGAGCCCGCAGACGCAGCAATCCAAACCCATATTACAACAGCCCACGCGCCTTCTGATGCTCAGAAGAACGTACAGTCTGACTGGAATCAAGCGGACACTGGGGCTGATGATCACATCAAAAACAAGCCGACGAGTATGGCTCCTACTTCTCATACGCACGGGAACCTGACGAACGACGGGAAAATTGGAGCCGACGCAAACAAGCCGGTGATCACGGGAGCGGACGGCGTTGTGCAAGCCGGGGCCTTCGGAACTACCGCGAACACCTTTGCTGAGGGAGATCATGGACACGCGGATTTGCACACACACAGCAACAAGACGACGCTCGATGCCGTGCCGGATCATACTTCTGCTTCGACCGATCACGTGCTGAAAAAGACGACCGAAGGCTTGGCGTGGGGATCCGTCGCGACTGGGACGCACGACCGATTGCATAATCTCAATTCAACGGATGATCATACCGGGGTTCTGGGAGACGAGAACAATTTCATGGCCTTGGACGAAAACGGATTGCCAAAAGATTCTGGCAGTAAAGCGGGCGACTTTGCCGCTTCCGGGCATAACCATACCGGAACCTACGAGCCCGCAGACGCGGCGATTCAATCGCATATCTCGTCTGCTCACGCCCCTGCGGACGCAAACAATTATGTACACCCTTCTGGTGATGGGAACAGTCATGTGCCCACGACGGGGACGGAAAACGACGGAAAGATCCTCAAGGCCGGAGCGACAGCCGGATCAATCGCGTGGGGGACACTTTCACATTCAGACGTTGGAGCAGCTGCTTCGGACCATAACCACTCAGGTACGTATGCTACAGCTACCCACACCCACGGAAACTTGACCAGCGACGGCAAAGTGGGCACAACAGAAAACCTACCTCTCATTACAGGCACAGACGGAGCGGTACAAGCGGGAGCCTTTGGCGCGGGAGCTACAGACTTTGCCGCGGGCAATCATACGCATACAGGTTACGAGGCTACTCTCAACGCTAACCAAAAGGTTGCCATCCATATCAGCGAAGACGAACCAGTCTCATGGGCAGACGGTGAGCTTTGGTTCCAGATACCGGAGGGAGAATGATGGCTAAAGTACGCGTAGACGGTACACCAACAGACTTTGTGCCATACGTGAGAGTGAGTGGAGACCCAGTCAAGCCATTGAAAATATATGCCAATCAATCAGGCACAGCGGTAGAGGTATGGCCATTGCAAGACGGGATATATGGTGCGGAGTGGGAAAGCGATAGTCCGTTGCCGGAATTGGAATGGTTGGCTGATGCGGAGACTGAACCAACTCTACTTGAGGGAACCTATGGTGCGGAGTGGGAAAGTAATATACCATCTCCATATTTACGAAGGATAAGGTGAGAATATGAGTGTATGGAATAACAGATACCCTTGGAATGGCATGAAACGAGTAGCGGTCAAGCGTGTGGATGACGATGGTTGGACTACTGCTCACAAGTTTTATCACGACCCAGAGAATACAGATAAATGGGATGACCCTGCGGCAGTAACAGCAGCGGGCTTTGGTGATATGGTATCAGGTACGGATGATGTGGTATGGACAGGCACAGGCAGTTATGAGGCTGAGGGCTTTGACTGCTACGTGGAAATACCCAAGTTTTATTACAAAAGAGAAATAGACGGCGTGTATTGGAGATGGTATATATCTGATACACAACACGAAGGATTCAAACTCCATCCCGCTTTTTCACTTGATGGTGGCAAAGACTTTTTCTACCATTCAGCGTTTGAGGGTTGGAAAGACGCTGCTGATAAGATGCGGTCTTTGCCGGGTAAGCAGCCTACTACACTTACAACTTACACCAACGAGACGGCCTATTGCACAGCCAACGGCGCTCATTTGTTGCATATCTACGAGGTAAGTGCTGTACAAATGTTGTTTACCGTGGAATATGCGACTTGGAGTACGCAGACGGCTTTGAGCGAGGGTATTACAAACTTGAACTCCGGAACGGTTAATCATTCGCAAAACACAGGGCATACACGCCCGCTTGGTAACGCAAGCGGTGAGATAGAGTTGACCTCTCTGGCAAACGGAGCAACGTTTGTGTCTGGCCAAACCAAGACATATCCATTCTCCTACCGTGGCATAGAGAACGTGTGGGGCAACGTCTGGAAACGCATTGATGGAGTTATCAAAAAGCCCGGCGGTGTCAATGGGTGGAAAATAGCGGGTACTGACCATGCGATTGGTTGTATCCAATCAGGCTCTGGAGGCTACTACTCACAGATACACAACGACGATGCGTGGGATTTTGGCTTTATGGTCAACAACGCTACAGACGGTGCGACCAATCAATATTTCTGCGATGCGATGTGGTCAAACACAACGAATGATACAGTCCCTCTTTTCGGTGGCGCTTGGGCTTATGGTTCTCGGGCTGGTGGTTTCTCTTGGTATCTGATTGATCTTGGGTCTTTTTCTTTTCGTAATTGTGGGGCGCGGGCCGCGTTTTAAGGTTTACGGTCTACGCTCTTGATTTTTATTTCAAAGAAGATGCGTCAAGTCCCTCTATTCAGTGGCAATTGGAATAATGGTTCTCAAGCTGGTAGTTTCTATTGGAATCTGAATAATCTTGGGTCTAATTCTAATCGTAATATTGGGGCGCAGGCGGCATTTTTACCACAGGCGCATCTTGCTGACCTCTTGGTCGAATATGTTACACCAATCAATCTGTGTGAGTAGGCGTTGCTCGAAAGCTCGGAAAGGACAAAATGCGGTGAAGAGACACGGACATTTGTTTGAACGAATCACGGATATAGACAACTTGAAAGAGGCACACCGTAATGCTCGGAAAGGTAAAACAAAGTACCGTGAAGTGCAGTTTGTAGACGAAAACGAAGAAACCTGTTTGCACCAGATACAGCAGATGTTGTTGACTGAGACCTACCAAGTGTCGGAGTATGAGGTGTTCGCCAGAAAAGAAAACGGTAAGGAAAGGATTCTGTCCAAACTGCCATACTACCCAGACCGTATCATTCAATGGGCGATTTTGTTGGTTATTGGGCCATTGTTCGAAAAGAAACTGATAACCGACACGTATTCAAGTATTAAGGGCAGAGGTATGCATCTTGCCGTTCAACGAGTACAGGCGTATCTGAAAAAGCAAACACGTACACAATACTGTCTGAAAATGGATGTGCGCAAATACTATCAGTCCATTGACAAAGCGATATTGAAACAAATGTTGGGCAAGATGTTCAAAGACCAAAGACTTTTACACTTGTTGGCACAAATTGTAGACAGTTACGAGGCGGGCATTCCGATTGGCAACTACCTCTCGCAATATCTGGCTAACATTTATCTGGACGGGCTTGACCGCAGAATTAAAGAGGTACACAAAATCAAAGGGTACTATCGCTACATGGATGATTTGGTCATCATTCACAAGAACAAAAAGTTTTTGCATCACATTTCCAAAGATGTGATTTGGTATTGCGAAAAGTATTTGAACCTTTCAATCAAGAAGAACTATCAAGTATTTCCAGTCGAAAAACGCGGGATAGATTTTGTAGGCTATGTTATCCGCAAAAATGGTATACGCTTGAGAAAAGGCATAAAAAGCCGGATGAGATTGAAATTAAAGAAAAAGCAGTACGGTTGTATACCCAGTTATAATGGTTGGTTGAAATGGTGCAATTGCAACACGTTGAAACAGAAATATCTATTCGAGGTGATAACATGAAGGTTGAAACACGACCGAAGGTCGAATCCCAAACACAGCCACAACCCATATCCATACACGACACACAAGCATGGCTCAGACGCAACATCGAGCCCGTCGAACGTGAGGATATGGACGGTGGCACATGGCATGGTTTTGTTTACGATGAGATAGTGGTGGACGGCTACACAGAGTCGTTTGTCAACAAATGGCAAGATGACATATGGGCAAATCCCGACAACTACAACGTGATAATGCACAACGGACATCCCGTCAAGCGTCTTGGCAAGGCTCACGCACAACGGCAGGAGCTTGACAGGCTATGGGAGATGGACGCTGTTATTGACCAGTTGGTAGTAGACAGTCTGGAGGGATTGGTATGAAAAGCCCACTCTTTGTCAGGTTGAAAGCATTGTACGACGCAGGGCGGTTGTCCGAGGCAGGGCTTGTAACGGCTGTGTCTCGTGGATGGATAACGGAGTTGGAGAAGGATGAGATACTTGGCATAGAGTGAGGTGAGCGATGGAGGAGAGACGCACGCATATACGACGGGATGAGGATCAGGAACGGCACAAAGCCGACAACTGTTTTTTCTACCGCGAAAAGGGCACATATGAGCAGATGATCAAGGAACAGCAGACGTTGAACAGCGCCATCATGGATATGCTGACCTCGTTGAATGATAACCTGCAAGAGTACAAAGAGGCCGGATCGGAGGAAAACCGCCAGATATTGGATCAAGTCCATATACACGTCAACGGTCTGATTGAACAGATACGCGAAACAGACGAGCGGGATATTCTGCAGAACACGCAGATCCAAGAGATATTCGCGGCTTTGCAGGAGCTTCGATCCTATGTCAATATGCAGATGGATGACGGCACGAAGGCTGAGGAAAGGATCAATAAGCTCGACCGAAAATTGACCAACCTTTGCAAGGAATTAGCCTCGCTTAAGGAACATCTCGACAACGGATATTCTGACAAGCTTGTGTCAAGGATAACAGCGGAAAACGAAAAGACTGCCGACAAAAGCACGGATAAGATGACCGAACGTATGATGGGTATGGTTGAGGATATGCTACGTGGGAAAATAAAGTGGAAGGAAAACCGGCAGCGGTATTTTTGGACGTGGTTGATCCGGCTCACAGCTGTCGGCGGGATCGGTTATATGCTAGTGGACTTGATAGTGAAGAAATGGCTAAAATAATGGAGGTGCGAAAATGGAAGGATTAAGCACGGTATTGATCGGCTTTGGTATGGTTGCAGGACTGGCGGTGTTGTTCTGGGCAATCTTCCGTTTCGGGATCCCGTCGAACGCCTTGACGATCTCAGGCATGGGATTGCAGATTGCGAAGCTCGTGGTCCAGATGATGTTTCCGAACGATCCCGAGAAACAGAAAAAGTTTATCCCGATCATCGAATTGTTGATTGTTGGCATATCAGAGGTGGACGTGTCGAAGAAGACGATCGAGGCGACGCTGCCGGAGGGGGCCACAGACGTTCAACGCCACGCGGCCTATACGGACGAGGCGATCAGAATTGCGGAGATGCTCGGGAAGGAACAGGGCATCACGTTCGATGGCGTGACCAAGGAGATCCTGAAGACTGCCACGCGTTTCATTCTTGGCTTTTTTCGATCAAGGGGAGCCGTCACTGCTCCAACAGGCAATATCCTCAGTGATGGGCTTCATGGAATCGAACCAGATAAGGATGGCATCTTTCGTGTTAGCGGGGCAAGCGGGCCTTGATCTCGATCATGTCCTGTTGAAAGAGATCTGGAGAAAAGATCCATGGACGATCAACCTTGGAGCAGGGATCCGACACTTCGGTGGAACAATTGGTTATACACCTGACGTGTTGATGAGATCGTTCGAGATACACGGCGGGATATTTCATAGCTACGAGGATCTTTGGAATATGCAATTTCGACCGAAAATCGGCATAGGCGTTTCGGTAAAAATGTAAGAACCCCCTACAAGCATACTCACGTTCGATTTAAGCGTTTGAATATATGTTTGAGGGCGTTTGGACGCAAACGATGTTTTCAACAAAACACAAGGCATCCTGTGCATCTCTGGGGTGCCTTGCTTTGTTGTTGGAGATCTGGACTTTCACTTTCCGGATCTTGATACCGCTTCAAACTGACTAAGTACTACCAAAGTGACTGGTGGCGGCGGACTGCCACCCTATCAAGTGCCGATTGGTCAGTTTGATCAGATGTCGATGATTTTGATATAACCTCCAGGGTGTACTTCGATGCGTTGTATGAGGTTGGCGATGAGATGTTTTTTATCTGTGAGGGTTCCTTCTAGGAGCTTACGCATTTGGTTGTACCTTTCCCGCACCTCATCTTCCGTAACGAACTGATCTGATTCTGTTTGGATCTTGTGAAGCTCTGACATGATCTCTTTCTTTCGCGCCTGGAGTTTTTCGGATCGTTTTTCAAGCTCCTGAGCAAGTGGGGATCTGGCAAGAATAGCTTCAACGGCTGCTTCTATTGTGCTTTCTATTTCCTGCAGCTCATCTTTGAAGACCATGATCCTGCTTTGTGTAAGCTCGATCTTTTTCTCTGCTTCCTGGTTGATCTCTTCTACAAGCGCCTTGAAATCGAGGTCTTTCAACACCACTTCCTGAATGTAGGACAACACATACTTTTCGGTTTTGGCTTGCCCGGACGATATACATTGCACATCGTGGAAACGTTTCCATCGCCCGCACACATACTTGGGATATTTCGACCCTTCAAGTACCATTCTTGTGTTGCAGTCTGCGCAATAGACAAGCCCTTGGAGCAAGTCGGTTTTCTTTCCGTGCCTATACCCTATTTTGGTGCCTTTTGGCTGCGCCTTCTCCCAGGTCTCCAGATCGACAATAGCTTCGACTGCACCTTCCACCTCGATGGTGTCCGATCGTTCTGCGTGACGGTTTTGTTTGGTGCCTTTTCGATGCACATAATACCCAGCATAGACTTTATTCCGGATCATATCGTACACGGTGGCAGATGACCACGCTTTGCCGGATCTGGATGGTATGCCTTGCTCGTTGAGACGTTCTGCTATCTTTGCATGGTATAGACCGTCAACCCGCCATTTGTAGATCAACCGGATAATGGGCGCTTCCTCTTCGTTGAGTACGAGGATCTTCCTGTTTCTGGAGGCTTCGGGATCCCGGATCTCTTTGGTCTTGTATCCATATGGTGGAGTACCCCCCAGCCAATATCCCTTCTTGATGACCTTGGTGGTTTTATCGTAGATCTCCTGCTGCAGGTTCTCCAGGTAGAACTTGTTGATCCCCGACATGATCCATCTTTGCAG